CTCTTTCGTCTGATAATAAATTGGCTAACCATTTCATAGTATTAATTTAAGGTGTGAAGTATAATTTAGTTTCTGCTTCTCTACGTCTTGTAAGTCCTGCTAATACTTTCCCACCTGCCTTGTTCCACTTAGCAAATTCTAAAGCAATAGAAGTGTCGTTAGGGTTAGCGTTTACTTTCTTTAATAAAGTAGAGTTTCTTAAGTTTCCGATACCTGCGTTATAGGCAAAGCTTGTAAGTGCAGCAAACTGATTAGGAGTAACTGTGCTTTTGATTAAAGGCTTAACCTTATCAGCAAAGTCCTTAGCTATGATTTCAAACAATTCATTTGCTCGTTCTTGCGTAATTTTATCTCCTGGCTTTACAGGTCTGCCGTCTTCATAAAAAGTATTACCATAGCCGATAGTATCTTTTGCAGCACTGCATTTGTAAGCTACTAATTTGCAGCCTTCGAATAATTTAATTAGGTCTTTACCTTTGTCGTTTAATTGCATTTTAATTTATTTGTGAGTATAAAAAGAATGTTAGCATAGCAAACAAAACTGAATTAAGCCTATGTAGTTTTATTTCAAACTGCACCGCTTTTTCATACTGCTCGTAAATTGCTATGTTTTTATAGTATCTATTACGATAATCGTTTAACGTGTCAATCGCAATTTTATTGCGTTGAGTAAGGGTATCTTTAAGGGTAAGTAAGTCGATGCGAAGGCTATCCCTTGTCTTGATGTTAGCTTTAATTAAGCTATCTATTCGTGTGTTCTGGTAGCTTACTAAATTAGTTAGGCTATCAAATGAGTTGTTAATTTTCTCGCCTTCTGTACGGCTAATAACAATCTTATCCTCGCCTCCTATCTTCTTAACGTATTGGGCGTAACTGGAACTTGGTGCTATTAGTATCAACAGAATTAGCGGAGTCCAATTTAGCCTTAACTTCATTTAGTTCCGTTTTTAATTCTTTTACTTCTTGTTTTAAGGTAACTATTGTTTTCACTGTCTTAGTAATTACCTTCTTGTTATCCTGGGAAGCCACACCCTGCACCGCTTCACTCTGCACTTGGCTTTGTTTTACTTTGTCTTGCAATTCTTTGATCTGGTTATCGGTCTTAGTTCCGCAACCTAACAAAGCAATCAATAATAAATAGCGCATTACTTAAACTTTTTTAGAGCCTTTAGGTCTACTGCCATTTCCAGACGAGCCGTACTCGCTGCGTTACTGCTATCACTCTTACGCACCATTTCGTACAAGCTGCCTATTTTTTCGTCTTGTTTTTCGTTACGCTTTGCGTTGTCGATATACAAGTAACTGATACCGCAGATACATAAAAATAGCATACCAACAACAGGGTTCTTGCTAAACTCTTTAAATGAAATTGGTAACGGATTAGCCGATACGTTTACGCTTTTTGCTGCTTTTGCCATATTATTTACGTTTCCAAAAGAATAAGATTAGCGTTATTATCAATATAAGCGCAATTAAAGCCTTATAGAATTCGCTGAAGGACTTATCCTTAGTTTTAATTATCTTCGAAATTTGTGTACTTTCTGTGCGATTTAGAGCCATTGAGTCCGTCTTGGTCTGCTTACTATCGGTTTGTTTCTCTTTTGTTCCTCTTGTGTAGGTTTCCGTGTACTTAGGAATAGTTATCATACTATCCTTAGTAACCCACAAAGTATCGTAGTAAGTAATGGTCTTGGTAAAATATTCCTCTTTTTCTACTATTTTAGTTACGCTATCGAAAACGACTACACGCACCGAGTCAAAGGTCTTGACAACAGTGCTATCTAATCGCTCCGATGCCTTCTTAACTGATGCACACGAAGTAAGTAATAAGGCTAAAAGTATTAATCTCATTTAAGCTTTTTGGTCATTTTGTAATAGTATCGAATAGCCATAAGACCTGAAACGATAGCCACCAAACTTGCAATCAATGTGAATAGCGGTTGAATATTTGTAATGCTAATTGTAGCACTAACTAAAGAAACGATTGTTGATTGGTCTGCTTGGTGGTTATTTGCCATTATAGTTCTTCTTCTTCTTGTTTGTTAAATTCTACGCCAGTAACCCAATCTTGTAAGAAAGTAAAATCTTCTAAGCCCTGGGGATTGACTACGTTAATTATTTGAAAATCAAATTCTTTATCATTTAGCGCATCAATATCTTTGGTAAGCTTCTTAATGCCTTCTTTTGAGAATTTGTAATTTCCTTTGTCATCTAATAGTAAGCAATCCTTATCGTCGGTTTGCGCATTGTCTAAACGCAAAATTTCAACTTCGGCTTGATAGTCCTCGTGATGTTGTTTAACCTTCTCGTAAATTTTTACAAGTTTCTTTTGTGTCTTTGTTTCACTACCGCCAATAACTGCGTTTAAGTTACTGACAAGTTGTAATAGTTGTTTGTACTTCATTTTTGTTGTTTTAAGCGTAAATTAATGTTGTTTTATTTGGGTATTTATTTGACAAATATCCGTGTAATGTTTTCATATTAATGTTATATAATTTTGCAGCTTCTGTTACAGAATTATAAAATACACCTGTTGCAGTATCTAAAACTACTCTTACTACAGAAGGCTTTTTTAATCCTGTATCATATGCGTGTTTAATATTATAACTATTAGTACACCATTCGAGATTTTCTAATCTATTGTCACTTTTAATTCCATTTATATGATTTACGCAAGGTAAATTATTTGGGTTAGGCAAGTATGCTTCTGCAAATAATCTATGAACAGATTTGCTATTATAAGTTTTATTACGAACTAATACAACTGTTAAATATCCTCTTCTGTTATCACAAGCCTTAAGTTTCCTATTAAATCTCAAACTCCAAACATTACTATTTTGATCTATAGCATAATCTGGATAACCTGGAATTGTTTTCATACGTTGTTTTTTTTGTAAAGATATAGTAAATTAACTATTCCAAGGAATTGGCAAATTTACAATCGGTGGGTTTTTAAGGTTCTCAATCTGTGTAGCTAAGTTTAAGTCCATAGCTTCTACATTGTTACCTGCAACTAACCACTCGCATACTTGCTCGTAAGTTAAATCTTCGTAAGCAGTAAAGTCGGTTTCCGAAGGAGTAGCACAAGCCATTGCTCCGTAAACTTCTGCGGTGTATTCTCCGTCTTTGCCTTCGTATCTCCAATGTACTGTTTTTACTACATCGGTTAAACCATCTTCGCTTGGTGCGGTGTCCATTTGGCTAATAAGCCATTTTGTTTCTAATGCCATTTTATTTTATTTTAAGGTGTTCCTAATAATGCAGGTATTGAATAAATTTGTCCGTTTACTTCAATATAAATAACTCCTGTGGCAGTTCCAGTTCCACCTGCTGCGTAACTTCCAAGTTTCCAAGGTTGTGCGCTACCAGAACTTGGTGCGGTTGTTTGTATTGCACCTGCCTTACTTACACTAAACTGAGAAACGCTACCAACTTTTAAGTTTAATAATTTAGAAGATGCGCCACTTGCCGTGTTAGTTACGTTTAAGTAAATACCATCTGGGTTGCCCGTAGTGTTCCAAGTTGTATCAAGGTATAATGCACTTGCATTTGATGAAGATGAAACTACTTGACCTGAACCATCAAAGTAAGAAAAGCTACTTGAAGGCAATACTGTATTATATTGACCTGTGATTGCAACACTTCCTGCTACTTGTAGTTTTCCTAAAAAGCCCTCTGTTGTTGTTCCGATACCTACTGTACCGCTTTTAAAAATCCTCATTTTGTAACCTGCACTTGCAGAGTCAGTAGCTGAGTTATTGTAAAATCCTAAAAAATCATCAGCAGTACTTGGAGATATAGATGAAGAATAAATAGTCCAATCGCTACCTGAATAACTTCCTGAACCTTCTAATCTTAAACCTACATATCCAGTTGCGCTATCTTTTAAATGTAACATTTCCGTTGGTGAACTAAGACCAAGCCCAACTAAACCGCCACTTGTTATGCGCATACGTTCTGCATAGCTTCCACCATCATTATTAGCAAAAACTAAACCTCCTGTACTACCTCCACCTTTATTATATGCTATTATTGTTTCCCCACCTCCTGCACTTGCATTCCATCCAAAAGATATACCTTGTACATTTGCGGGATATGCTCCATTTGCATTACTTCCAAAATAAGAATATTGACCAAATGTTGCTACGTGTAAAGCTCCACTTGGAGATGTAGTACCTATACCTACGTTACCATTAGAGGCTATTTGTAAAGCATTAATATCTGAACCAGAAGTGTTATATACGAAAAATTGAAGTTGTGAACCACCTGAAGTAGTTTTTACAGATGCTATTCTACCAATATTACCTGAAGTAAAATCAAAGTTTAATCCCGTTCCACCATAGTTGGCTGCGGCTTGTTGTCCTGCTACTTGTAATGCGTTAGAGAATTTAGCTGCTCCTGTAGAGGCTATTGTAAATCTATCGTTTCCTGATGTGTTATCTCTTACTACAAAATTTGTACCTGTTGCACGTATAGAATATGCTTGTGAATTAGTTGTGTTTTCAAGATAAATAGAAGGAAATATAGTATCAGTTCCGCTAATTGTAACTCTATAAGTAGCTTGTAGCGATGTAGTACCCAAACCCAAATTACCTGAAGCGTTTAACGTCATAGCTTGGGTAAAGGATATAGCGTTACCTGCCGTTCCTGAAGGAGCGGTTTTCCAAATATGCTTACCTTGGTCTTGTGTATATTCACTTGCAAATCCTGTAATTACATATCTGTAAGCGGCATTTGTTACATCAAAATAATTATTTGATGCTATAATTAAGTTATCTGAATTATTATAATTCCAAATTGACCCATTTCTTATTTGTAAAGCTATTGCTGAACTTCCCCACGCACTCGGTGTAACTCCTAATCCTAAATTGCCTGAAGCGTCAAGACGCATTCTCTCTGTTCCACCTAAACGATAAATCATAGGAACTGCAGTTGCGCTTCCTACTGTTCCATCTGTTGCATCAAAAATAACCCCTGCGCCCGTACTTGATGAACCAAACAAATTCAACATATTGCTTGAGCCATTAACAGTTAAGCCAGTAGTTGAACCTCCGGTAGCAGCATAAACAGATAATTTTGTTGTTGGAGATGCAGTTCCGATACCAACATTAGTACCATTATCAAAAACCTGACTATCCCCTATTGTACTTGCACCTGTAAACTTAGGTAGGTAGTTAGTAGTACCTGTACCCGTTACTGGATTAGTTAAAGCGTTTTGCTTGTTGTTAAACGTAGTCCAATCGGTGCTTGATAATAAACCTTGCTGAGAGCCACTTGCAGTTGCAATAGCTAAAGTAATAGTTCCACTTGTTGTAATAGGTGTTGAGCCAATAGTTACTCCGCTTGTTGCAGAAGATAAGCCTACACTTGTTACTGTACCCGTGTTACTTGTCTTGTTGTTAAAGGTGTTCCAATCCGTAGAACTTAAAGCACCCGTTGTAGAACCTGAAGCTAAACCTAAACTTAAAACCTGAGTAGATAAGCTAAGACCATTAGCCGTGCCTATTGTTACTGCGTTATGTCTTGCTGCCGTATTTGCTGCTACGTTAGTGTTAGCGTTTACTCTTGCCTCGGTGTAGTAAAGGTTTGTTCCTTCTGCAATGTTGCTTGTTGTTAAAGTAACCGCACCCGTTAAGCCGTTTACACTTGATACACCCGTAGTTAAAGCACCGATATTTCCGTTTAACTTTTGTATCGCACTTAAAATGCTATCCGCAGAAGTTATCGTTCCTGCTCCGCTTGTGTAACCCGTTAAGGTACTTGCAATAGCACGAGCATTTGTAAAATAAAGGTTTCCGCTTTCAGTAACTTGACTTGTATTGTAATCACCACTTGCTGCAACAACTGCACCTGTTCTACCAAATACGCTTGTTACTGCATCGGTGTTATCGTCAGTCCAAGAAGCCGTTATTGTTCCCCCGTCTTGTTGTGTAAGTGTTAAGGTCTTTGTTGTTGTACCCGTTACCGCAGCACTATTTATTTTATCGTTGTAAGCAGCGTTCCAATTAGTAGCACTTGCAATATAGGCATCGGCTAAATCAGTATTCAAATGCAATTCATCAAGTAAAGTAACACCACCCGTAATAGATGCAGCGTTGCCGCTTCCCGAACTCTTAACAACAGTTAAAGCCTCTCCGCTACCGCCCTTAGTAATTGATGCAGCAACTCCGCTACCGCTTGTATGATTAATAATTAAATCGTAAGCACTTAAACTATGCGTTCCTAAATCTACGTTTGCAGTAGCCCCCGTGTACGGAACAAAACCCGTTAAAGAAGGGAAGGTAGCAAGTGTACCATTACCTCGAATATACTGAGCCGTTGTGCCATTAAAAGCAAAAGCTAAAGTTCCCGATGTAGTTACAGGAGAGCCGCTAATTGTAAGGCTATCACCCGTAATAGTTGCAGCTACGCTTGTTACAGTACCAACCGCACCACTTGAACGCTGCCAAATACTTCCTGAATAGATCACATAATCTCCCACCGCAAAAGTAATATTACCTGCGCCAAAATTTACTGTTCCTGCTACGTTACAAATATAAACATCTCCCGTGTCCCCCGTTCCGTTTGCAAGTGTAGGCGTGTTAGTAGATGCGTTCCACATACCCTTGTATTCCATTAAAGAACTCGGCAACTGACTGATAGGAACTTTACCTAAACTATCCAAAGAAGCATAACCATTAGCGTTGCCCTTCTCACTTCTTAACTGATAAGTATCTAATAAAGCTTGTGAAGGGAACATCTCTACATAAGCACTGCCACTCCATAAATAAAGTTTGTTTGTGTCTTTAGCACAATAGATAATATCAATGTTACCAACCGCAGGAAAACCTGCAAGGTTAGTGTAAAAAGAAACAGAACCACCAAACAAAGAAGATATTTGTTCAAGTGTTATTTTCTTACTTACTCCTGTTGTCGGGTCGCCAATGATTGTTAAATCAGTTGATAATGGGGCTAACTCGGTCGCTAATTCGTTAATCTTTTTTCCTATCATCTTAGTATTGGTATATTGATGGCACTTGGCATCTATCGTTTAAGTAAGGTAATTCCATTGTGATGTCTATCTTAACTCCTGCAAGATAGTCAGGGTCGCTCTCGGTAAAGTAAGTCAAAGGAGCAGTATCGCCAATATCCCAAATTGCTTTAGGATAACGTAACTGAGCCACTATGTCTTGACCTACTAAAGTCATATCGCTAAGTACTTCGGTTTCGTTTGTCTCTTCCATTAACATTCTGTCCATAAAATAAAGGCTAAAATTATAAGTAATATTTTTAGCGTTTATAGTCGCACCCGTTAAAGTGTAGAACATAGCAGGGTAAGTAACCTCGCCATTGCTTAAACGTTCCCACACATCTCCGAAGTAAACAAAGTTAATTTGTTCGTGGTCGCTTCCGAGTGTTGTTATTTGTTTGACTATTTGGTTTAACGTCAGGCTCATTCTTAATTTTTTCTAAATAAACACGAAGCTTATTTTGGTTTTTTATTGTTGTTACTTTGCTCATATTTAACAATCGCTACAACCTCTATTCCCTTGATAAAGTTCCTCGAAGCTTTTACCTGCGCAGCAATCAAAATCTCCTAACCAAATGCTCGTTGTATAAGCATCGTTCTCAGGGTGTATTGCATCAATGCCACTTCCAGGATTAAGGTACTCAGGATAAAGTGTTGAATATTCTTTTAGATATTTAATCATTCTTTGCTTATAGAACTCCGCACGAGCCTTGTATCTATTCGCCACGTCAATCATATCCTGCATAGAAGGGTTCTCGGTATTCTCGCCACTCTTTCTTAACAAGCCTTTGTTGTAGAATTGATAAGACAAACCCATTGGCAACTCACTAAGTACATAATGTACTAAAGTATCTGCTATATATTGGTCTAATAAGATAACCTCGTTAGCGTTCAAGTTGTTTGCCGTAATACCTGCTTGTAAACGATTGTACAAAGCACTTCCAAGCGCAGGTAAGATGTACATATCTTGTGCGGTTTTAATCTCAGGCAATACAAGTTTCTCGTCTACGTTAGCGTGTAAGCCAGACCTGTCTTTAATATTCTGTACGCTTATGAATAATGTGTTTAAGCTCATTTCTTATTTTCTTTTAACTATGTTTGACTTCCACTCGTGTCTGCAACTTGGAGAAT